ATTAGACTGTAACTGGGTTAACTCTCTCGCTTGGATTGAGTAACCAGGGCGAAAGAGTACCTTGTAGAAGTTCTTATCCTGTGCAAAATCGTCGTAGTATGGAGCTACATTAAGGTTCGTCTTCTGAGGCATCTCACTTTTCTCTTTTTAGTAATTTAGAATTCAATTACGAGCTTGATGTCCTCTATTTGGTCAGCAGCTCTAGTAATTTGTCTTCTGTTCTCTATGTATACTATATCTCCAGAGTTAGGTGCGATCTCAGGGTTTGCTTTTCCGTCTGTGAAAGAGATGTCAGCAAGTGCTGTATCTTGGTTTCCATCAATAGGACGTGCAGTAGATGAAGTAGCACCAGTCACGTTATTTGTAGCATGATCAAATGCTAGAACTTTACCATTGTGTGTATGAAGATCAGGGGATTGGAAGTATTTTAAAATACCATTGGTTGAATCCCAAGAAACAACTCTACCTTTAGCAGTACCACCACTAACAGTTTGTGAAATTTCTTCATCAATGGTATAATCACCACTACCTGTTAATTTAAGTGCAGCAGTACCACGAAGAGTACTTGCAGAAGCAACAGTTGTAGTACCATAATTATATGGGTCTTGGATAATTCCGATTCTACGGAAATCATTATCTACAGGAAAATCTCCAGAACCTTCTGCATAAGTTAGACGAATATTTGTCATAACTCTCTTAGCAAAGAACTCAGCAGCAAGATCTGCACCATGACCACCTTCAGGTGACATGATTACTTCAACAGCACCAGTAGCATTAGCAGCAATTGTAGCAGCATTTGTTAATCCAGTGTCTGTGTAAATATTGCCATTAACTAAACGTACATTACCATATGTGTATCCAGTACCAGCTGCATACATTTCTGCACTAGAAATTGCTCCACCAGCACTTGTAGTAATCTTAACTATTGCACCTGTACCATCTCCATCAACAGGAACATAAACTGTTCCATTTGTAGGCATATTAGCACCACCGTCTTTGATTACAGCAATATGAATTGCACCATCAACAGCAGCAGGACCTGCATATGTTCCCATTGGAAGGAAATCACTTGATAAGAATGCAATAACATCAGCAGTGCTTAGAGTGTACATATACTTCCAAATATATCCAGTAGCACTCTCAGTAAATAAACCATTTGCATATGTACCTTGACCAGCAGTAGGAGATGTCTTTGGTTCATATGTGGCATTAATACCTGTTGGATTAGCAGGTGTCTGTCCGTTATATAAACACTTGAACACCTCATAATTAGAGTTCATTACATAATACTTAGATCCAGATAATGCGGAACTACCTAATGCAGTCTGCACACCAATTGCTCCACCTCCACCAGGTGTAGGAGAGTAATTAGGACGATACATATCAAACTTAGGGTTTGTTGACAAACTCCAGTTATAACGAGGAGCAACAAGACGAGCAAATGTAGATGTGATACGTTTGGCAGCGATAATATCATCATATACAGCAGCTTTTTCAATTTGATTGTCTATTGGAGCAGGAGGAGCATCTTCAGTTGCATACCTATACGTTGATGCTTTAGCAGTAGCAGAAGAAGTACCACCTGTCATTGTGGATCCTGATGCTGGTGCTGATGTAGCGTTAGTAACAGCAAGAAGAAGACTGTTAGGATGAACTTCTTGAACTGTTCCGCTTAATCCTCCACCTGTTACTGTTTCTCCAACTTGGAAGGTTCCACTTACGTTGTAAATTTCTAGGTAAGCGTACCATTTTTGAGGACGACCAACAAAGAAATACATGTTGGTTGCTGACGCTTCACTAAGCGACTCTAAGAATTGCTTCGCATTGAAGATTCTAAACTTTTCTGAAATAATAGCTGCCATTGTCTAAGCTCGTGATTTTATAAGACTGAATCTGGTTTATTTATACGTATTTATTACGCACTTCTGAAGAAGGGTTCGCTGATATCATGCGACTGTGCGGTAGTACCATTTACCCCTCTCACACATCCTGTAAAACGATCACTGAGTTTACCAGTATAAGTGATCTGTTCTTTTCCTAACTGTAAAGTTCCTGATGCAGGAAAATCAGTAGTATTTTCTGCATAAACAATAGTATCACTACTGTTTAAGTTTTGGTTTATCCTTCCCAAATAATAATTTATACTTGGGTATCCAACATTGAATGCATATCCAGCATCAGATATACCTGATCCAGGATAACTAGCAAAGTCTTCTAGATCAAATCCCCAACGTGCAAACTCCTCAATTGTATATGCGGAAACAGATACACCATTATGTAGCACGTTTCCTGTATCCATAAATTTAGCATTCTCCCACATCTGGAATGATGGTCGTAAAGTTGTATTAGCAAAACCGCTAGGTGGAGTAGACCAGAAGCGATAATCTGTAAATCCAAATTGATATACAGTCACCTTCCAAATTTGATTTGAGAGAAGTGGTTGAGATTGAATACTTCTATCTAGTTCAAGACGTACCTTTATATTAGAATCTGTTAATTTTACATCAGCAGTTCCTGTGCTTGGTGGACGGATATAAAGTAGTTCTTGTCTGACAACAAATGTTGATGCTTGATTTAGTGCAATAGAAGGAAGTTCTACTGTTATTACAGTACCTCCAATTGCAGCAGGAGAAATCATCTCACTAAGAATAGCGTTACCTATTGGAACTCCACCTACCGATTTAGTTTTAGTAAAGGAACTCTCTGCATTAACAGGACCTGGTTGTGCAACACTAGAGAATTGATTATGTAAGATTAAATTTACAAACGAATCAATCTTTCTATTTTGTTTTTTAATAGAGTATTGTTTCGCAACAACAACTCTTGGTGCTTTTGTATATCCAGAACCACCATTTGTTAATACAATATCTACAATAGTACCATCAACAACAATAACCTCTGCTCTAGCACCTCCACCTGCTTGATCTACAGGGACAAAATTCAATATAGGTGCTTTGGTATACCCTGATACAGGAATGTTCTTATCCCACGTTATAGTGTCAACCGAACCATTTGAGATAGTGCATGATACTGCAAACCCAATACCTTTTTCTTCTCCATTATAATTGGTAGTGGCAACCGAACCAAAGAAACTGTTAGAAGGGTCGTCACCAGGTAGATAAGTCTTAGGTTCAAAGTATTGAGGTAACTCATTAATAGTTCTATACTCATTTTCACCATCAATCTTAATAAGATCACCTTTGTTCAAATTAGCAAGACCATTCTTTCTAACGTAGAACGCTTCATCTGCTTTCTTAGTTCCATATAACCATCTAGATGCATTTCTTTGCATTTTATATGTGTTATCAGAATTTGTAGTTACAGTGACTGTGCGTGATTGTGAAAGAGATATTTCATCACTATAGTCATCTAAACCAGAAAAGAATATATCACTACTATCAACATCAGGGTTGAAACCTGCAATTTGTATTATCAAATCATTACCAGAAATGTAGTAATGTTTTAGACTACCAATAAATTTTTTAATCCCACCAACTTTTTGATATGCAACCATATCAGTCTCATTAAATTTACCCCACCAATTTTCAAATGCATCAAAGTCTCCACCACTACCAGTAAATTTAACTGTTATCTCATTAAAATATTCTCCTCTTTCATAATCATATAGAGTAATACTTTGTGAAATGTCTCTGCCATAGAGATATAGTATTTCAATATTACTTTCTTGGAATATATTTTTTGTAAACTTAATAGTAGGTCCGTTAATATTATATGAGTCTTGATCTCTCTGTAATACACCATCAATAAAGACAAGAGCAAACTGAGGATCAGATATATTGATAACTTCCTTATCAGCACTATTTAAAATCAAGAAAGGACCGCTAGACCCTGTTGGAATATCATTCTTATCAATCTCACATCTGAGATAACTTCCTATGCTGTGTGCAAAGAACTTATCAACTGCAACTCCTTCTTGTAATGTCTTTGTATTTACCCCTTGACTCCATATAGGTGGACTTGTAAATACGACTTTATTTGGAACAGATGATCTATCAATACTATAAGCAGAGTCATGTTGTATAACACCACTGATACCTATCAATAGATTTTCATTTGGATCTGTTGATAAACCTGTACCATCTTCATAATACAATTCAAATATTTTATTTTTACCATCAATATAATCAGGATAAGAAATTGGTATAGTGCCTACACCACCAGCAAGTGTCTTCTCTATAATATCTCCAAGAGTTGTTAGTGCAGATACAACATCAGCACACTTATTAGGATCAGGATCTACAATAATATTTGTATTTGCATATGGAGGAACAGTAGTGTAAGTTCCTGTAGGAAGAGTGTTGTTGATTGCTAGTTTTGCAAGACCTACAAGGTGTTCATATGCTTCTGTAGTCTCTTGTAATTCTCCTATGATATAATCCAATATATCATTGTTAAAGTACTTCTCAATGGCAGTAACAGTATAGAAGTTGCCACCAAATCTTATGTCGTTTGCAAGTGCATCTGCTACTAGTCCAATGTCTCTATAACACTTAGTTTCTACTTTACCCCATGTAACATTAGGAAATTTATTTTTTATATAACCAAGTGTTTCTGACTGTAAGTATACTCTATTACGTTCAATTTGATTAGCAGCATCAATCCATCTACCACTCTTTTGGAATATGTTTTTAATTTTTCTAAAATACTTAGCATTTAATGTATCGTTCTTAAACTGATAGTTCTTTCCATAAAACTTAACGCCAGGTATTGCCTGACTGTTTTTATTTGCAGGACCTAGAGGTGGTTGTGCAAATGTTATGTTACTACCAGAAACAGTATATGCAACGCCAGGTTCTTGAAATATACCATCAAGTGTAATCAACAGTGCTTGTGCATTATATGGAGTCACTGCATTGTTGTTCATATCAAGGATACCAAAAGTTTTAGTTCCCGAAAGATTACCATTGTTGGACAATGCACCATCAAAAGGAGCACTCAATTTAATTTGAGTTGATTTAATTTCAGTTGTATTAGTAGCATCTTTTGCAACAGATCCAACACCATCTTCAATAGTAGTTGTCTGTGCTGATACTAGATGTTGAGTAATTTGTTTAGTTGTACTCTGTACAGTAATATTTGTCTTGAGTTCTACAAAACTATTGTGTGTAGTGACTGTGTTACTACTCATTGGTGTTGTAGCAGCAGATTCTACATCAACCTCACCAAACATTTTAAAACCAGCTGGATGAGTTGTTTCTTTAATTAAAGATCTCCAAGAATCCATTGGAGTCTTTGATTTGATTAAGTATGAGAAATCTTGATAGAAATATGAATCATGAATTTTTTGATTCTGATCACTAATTTTACCAACATCAGAAGTAAACTTTCCAATATTATCAAAGTAAGTTTTAATAACAGGAGTAAACTCTGTATAATTGATATTATCAAGAGTTGCGGTATTACCACCTGCCAAACCAATAATTTGTTGGTTCTCTCTGAATATTCCTGTGACATTTGATACGTTTAATAAATTAGATCCTTTTCTCCATGAAGTTACTCTCGCTCTAGCAATTTCAACTGATCCTGACTTTTGTACAACATACTCACCAACATTATATCCATCAGTAACAAAATTAGATAGAGTAAATGTATAGTTAGATCTAATACTAGACTTTATTGTTTGATCACTATGATAAGATCCTCCATTATTATGAATTTTTATACTTCTAGGTACACCAATATCAGTACTGTTTAAGAAACAACCTACATTAGTATCAACATTACCATCATTATCAATAATACCAGTTACAATAGGTATCTTTTTATAATCGCCACCTATATTTGTAATCTTAACTGAATTAATTTCACCAATAGAGAATAGAGATTTTGATGTATAAGATATAATACCTGTCCCATCATGAGACGCTTGAGTCTCAGTAGAATAAAGAATTTGTGTACTTGTAACATACAATGAATTTTTGGTTCCTTGTAGAGGGTCAGTAACAACATTGAAATAAGACATTTCAGAGTTAACTAAACCATCTCTATCATAATAATAATATTTTGTATATACTACTGGTTGTTTTTCATTATATGTGTTTGTAGATACTCTTGATCCAAAACCTAATTTAAGATCAACAAATGAATTATTTACATCTACAGTTTTTTCTGGTGTAACAAGATTGAAATTTCTACTTGGAGATATATCAAAACCAACACCACTCATTGATATATGAGATGTGTCAAATTTATACTTGTAGTATTCTTTAATATCAATAATTTGATTTCTTACAAACGTAGTATTATCTGATGAAAACTCAAAGTAAACATCTGGATCAGTTACAGATTCTATTTGTATTAATTTTATATCAGCACTAGTATCATAAAATACTGTTGATAGAGTTATTTGATTGATTGATGATAATGTCTGATCATAATCCCATACAAATATTGCTTTCTGAGTAGATGCATCATATGAAAGAACCTTAGCATCATTAGTGGTATTACCTACAGGATGATTAAGAGGAATATTATATCCAAAATTATATACAGAAACAGTAGCACCGTTAAAATGATCTACAGCTGTAGTAGAGTTCTGTGCTCTCGCAACAGTTAGAGCATTACTATTCTTAGCAGTAACCTTTACAATTTCACTACCAATCTGTAAAAAATCATTAACTGTAATATTATCAGAATTAGCAACATTTAATACGATGTTTTCTGCTGCAAATCCTACATGATCAACACGTACTTTGAGGTCTGGTTTAGTTGAGGGGTTTGCTTTACCTAAATCTGTTGCTCCAACTGTAAGAATATCAAATCTATTATATCCAGTTCCCTTATCAGTTAGTATTACACTGCTAACAACACCAGCACTAGAAACAACTATAGTTGCTTTAGCATCAGAACCTGCACCACCTGACAATGCAATACCAGTATATGAACCAGCAGTGTAATCTCCACCACCATTTACTATACTAGATCTACCAATACTATCGTCGTTGAGAGTTGTTGCTATAACTGACGTTTTAAGGGTTGCTTCTTGATAAACTCTCTTCCTTACATAATATGTTGTTGTAGATGATGCATCATCTGGATTGACATCAACATTTATTTCTTCACCAATACCAACACCATGTGCAGAAGATGTAGTTAATAATGCTACGTTGTCTTGTATTTTAAAAACAGGAAGATTTTCACTTAGAGATGATAGAGAAACAATTTTTGAACCTGTTGTATTAATTAAATTAGAACTCGTTAGGAATAAAGTTGTAGAAACACTAAATGTTCCTGTCAAAACTTTTATTTTGACATTATTTTGGTCTATTGTTGTTTCTAGAACTTCACCTGTTGCTACTGGTGCTGCCACACCATCACTAAGGGATAAAATAGCACCTTTAGTATATGATGATTGATTGTCAAGAATTAAATTGAGTACTTTTGTGTTAGATGATAGTACATCTGTACTATTAAAAGTTCCTGTTACTGCACGTAATGCGAAATTCTTAGCAGTAAACACATTACCAACTATTTTACCTGTAGCACCAGTGTTTGCTTGAGTAATAGTATCTCCATCAAAAAGATAAGCATTATTGACAAGAGAAACATATAATGCTTTAGTAGTTTGAGATTCTAGCGATGATACTGTTTTTCCTTTAACAGATTCTATTTCACCAGCAGCACCAGATCCCTCTGTATCACTATCATCTATTACTAATCCACCACCAACAGAAAAATTAGATCCACTACTTACAATTGTAGCAGATGATACAGTTCCTCTTGTTACATCTTCAATTTTTGCTACTGCTTGCACACCATTTTTAGATATACCAGATGTCCTTAGTCTATTAGCACCAACTGGAAGATCATCCTGAGTCATCTCAGAGTTGTAATTAGAATCTAATGGTAATGAATAGTAACACTTACCTACGATATATGGAAATAATGGATCACCATTACCATCAACTGTAATAAAGTATGCGTAAGTCCCTTCAGGATATTCAGGTGTAACACAAAATCTACCATTATTCTTATCTAATGATCCAGAACCATCAGTAAACGTGTAATCGTCAATAAATGTTCCTAAAGGATATGTTGTTGTATCAGGTCCTACTCTAGTAGAGTTTCTAGAGTAACTAGGACTCATTTGTGAAATAGCACTAGAAGCGTCTAGTGGATTAGTAAATCCATAAGCACCATATATGGGGTTGCCATCATATGCAAACCCTAGAATAGGAGAATGGGATGCTCCTGTATCATTTACTCTCAGTGTAGTAGGAGATGCATAGTAAGCATATCCATGTCCTTTAGCAGGATCGTAGTTTTGGAACCAATATCCATTTTCAGAATCTAGATTAGTTTTGTTTATAAAATACTTGTCTTTTCTCCATTCTCTAATAGTTGCAGTTGCAGTTGCACCAGAACCAACAGGAATCAAATCAACTACAACATTTTCTTGTGTATAAAAGTCACCACCATTGATTTTTGTAAATCCAGTTATAGTGCCAGTGCTTGATACATCAGCCACATAATCTGCAAATCTACCCTTTCCTGAATTATCTGTGATTCTAACTTCAGGAGGAGTAGAATAATACTCACCTGCATTGTCAACAGTAATACTAGTGATAACACCATTTGTTACCACAGCAGTAGCAGTACCATTTCTACCAGATAATATCTCAACTGTAGGAACAGATGTATATGCACCTGCATTAGTAATTGTTATTGACTGTACTACCTGACCAGATAGAGATGATGTTGCTTGTGCAGATACGCCATCAACTAATACGTATGGAGCATTAAGATATCCATTACCACGAGTATTAACAGTGATAGTTTGAAGAGCACCATTAAACACAACACTAGAGTCTTTATAACTTGCAAATGGTATTCCATTAGTTGCAATACCTACATCTCTATACTTAGTTTCATAAGTCTCAGTTGTAGAGATAGGAGTTTTTCTAATAATTTTTAATTGCTTCTGATCTTTTGTATCAGATGGTCGGCCAGCAGTGCCCACTACATGTGAAGGAAAACCCGAAGAAGCTATGTAATAACCTTCACCATCCTCATAGATGGCTGATACATTGGTGTTTAAGTCACTAATCAGTGGAGAAGCACCAGGCAACGCCCAGCGAAGATTATTCTGTGCATCAAAGATCTTTATATCATTTGTTACAAAACCAGGTTCAGATATCTCAAGTATATCACCTGCATTTGAGTATGGTGCGTTTGTCTCATTAGTCGCATTATATAAGACACCATAGACTAACAATGTTACATTAGATCCAGATACATTTGCACCATAGGTTACAGAAGTTCCTACAGGATATACTGTAGTTCCTTCCCTACTCTTTATAACAAACTGATTAACATTTTTATCTTCAAATGTAAATGTCTCATTACCAATAGTAAACTCACCTTCCTTACTCCACCCTAACGTAGACTCTACATCAATCCTATCACCTACAGTATCAGTAGCTAGAATGGATTCTGTTAATTTAGTTCTTGCAGCAATAGAAAACTGACCATTGACACTTGCTTCATTGAGTATGATCTCATATAGATCCTCTCCATCATATGTACCATTGAAACGTACATTGTCAACAACAGCAGACGCAAACGGCGTTGTTTGAGAAATTGTTTTGCCAATAAGATCAGTTACTGTACCAGATAATACCTTAACTTTTAAAGAATAGTTGTTAACCCAATTAGATTCAGAACTTTTAAGAGTAAAGTCACGTGGATATGCAACTTCTGGTTCTGGATCATCCTTAACTAGACACTTGAATAAAAACTTAACTGACTTATCGGTTCCCTTTGACTGATAGAATGAACTTATATTCTTAATAAGAGTTCTTTTATCAACAGCATCATTCAGGTATGCTTCAGGAAAGTCTTGTAAATACTCACTCTCAAAACTTTTAATCAGTGCATACAAAAATAAATTACTAATATTTTGTACCTTAGATCCATTGGTATGACTGGATGCTTGAGTTGTAACAAATGTGCTAGTAGAGTATAAGTCTCCTAATTTTGTATTACCACTTACACCACGACTAATCTCTTGTAATTGTGTATCTGTTCTGCTCTTGTAAAAACAGATCTCATCGTCTATCTTAACATAACCACCATTCTTAGGAAATGATTTGGCATCTACTACAGTTATAGTAGTATCGGAAGGGTTAACTAATCCTACTACAGTAGTATTCTGCTTTAGTATATTATTTTCATAGAAGTCAATATCACGATAAGTCTCAAGATTCTGAATAATATCGTATGGTTGACCTTGTATTTCTAACTGCTCATAGTATTTCTGTATGAACTTTCCAAACAGTTCATACTCTTCGTTGATAAAATCAGGAAGTTGAGAATCAATTAGAAATGAGATTCTATTAGCAGTCTTAGGCATTCCTAGTCTTCTTTATATGCTACAAATTTACTCTTTGATACATCTACATCTAGATACATCTCACGTTTAACTTCAATATCTTTATTTGCGGGTTTAACTCTTAGTTCAATACGATTGTCAGAGAAAGTTCCCTTTAGTATAGTGAAATTGGTCATTTCTATTTCACCTTTTTCATAATCAATAGTTCCGACAGAATCATCCAATAAAATCTTATCACCACTTACAGGATCTAGTCTATATAGGACTATTTTTCCATTTCTATCTTCTAGATATGAGGTATAAGTTGGAAATTCAAAAACTGTAAATCCAGTAGACGATACTACAGGATTATTACAATCAACATGGAAAGCATTTTGATAACATATCTCATAATAAGAAGATGCATTAATCTGTGCTATAAAGTCTTTCCTCATCACGACGCTAGTGTCATTTGAATTGATAGAAATATCAGAATTATCAATAACACCAATGAATTTACTGTATCTAAACTTACCATTAAACTTTTCAGTCTGAGATGTCTTTAGATACTCAACTATTGATGTAGATGCCTTAGTTGCAATTTCCGTAGGTAATAATTGTGTCTTTGTGCCAGTGTAGTATATGTTACTGGTCAATTCTAGATATAGAATGGAAGGATCAACAAACTCTGGTCTAATAGATGCAACTGTATACTTCTTAAGTTCTGTTGTTAACTCATTCTTAGTAAATGATGAGAGTGAAGCAGCCTCAGTGGGTTTGACGGAAAGAAATACCTTGCCATATGCAGGAGGTACTTGCTCTTCACCACCAAATACGATAACATCGCTTGTTGCAGGATATAAGTTCCGCACAATTGCTTTATAGTCATTACCAGTTACTGCTCTATTCTGTGATCCATAGAACTTAGGAGCGTTGTACTTGATTTTATCAATTGTTTCAATATCCGCACCACCAGATGCTGCTGACGTGGTACTAATGGATGATATTGAAAACGGAAGAGTTATAGTAGCACCATTCTCATCTTCCATTAAACCGTTGAATGTAAAAGTCTTTGCACCATTAGTTTTAGGACCATTTGTTATAATGTAACTCATTGAGACTACATTGTTTGGTTCTAATTTTTTTCCAAGTATACCATCACCAAAAAATATTTCATATTTCTCATCATCTATCTCACTTATAAAATATACGTTATCATTAGCACCTACATCTAATATATTGTTTGCTTGTTTATATTCCGTAAATATACTTGAAGTTGGTGCTTGAAGAATTTTTACAGTTAAGGTATTAATATCAACACCAGAATTGTCAATAATGAATCTTTGACTATTAGTAGAGTCAACGAGAGTACTGGTGGTAATTTGAGAACCCTCATATATTGGTATATCAGTAAATGTTGCTACACTGTTTACAACAGATACTCTCATGTTTTCCTTTAAAACATAACGATATAAACTACCATCAAAGTTTGTAACAAATCCACTACCTTTTTTAATTGATACTTCCGCAGGTGCTGTACCAGAAAAGGTCAGTGCCATACTCACAGATGCTTTAGGTGATGTGATAGATTTGGGAGTGTATCCTAGTTGCTTTGCAAGAGATACCACATTATCCCGCAGAGTTGCGGAATCTAAAAACATTTCATTCACTACCATGTTGGTATTGAATGCGGTATAGTAAGTATTGTACGCTAATACATCTAGAATCTGACTGATTGCGGATCCTTCAAAGTCGTAATCAGTAAAATCTGTCTGTTCTCTCATATATTCTTTGAGAGCTACTTTGATATCAGCAAAGTCTAGGTTGTTTAGTTGGGTATATGGCATTATCTCGTCCTTTCTAGGAAGAATTCTACGGCTACTGGTGGTTGGTCTGTTCCTCGTATTACATAGGTCATTTCTATATCATAACCATTATCATCTCTATTTGGTCTCGCACTTAAATTGCGAATACCGATTCTTGGTTCGTATTTTTCTATAGCGGTTTGAATACCGCCCACGATTTGTTGTGATGTACCATAATCTAGAGGTTCAAACAAATATCTTCGTATGTCACCACCAAAATCAGGCATCATGAGTTTCTCGCCCTTATTAGTCATTAATATATTGGCAATTGCCTGTTTAACAGCAGAAGCATCCTTACTAACAACAACGTCATTAGTTACAGGATGCTTTTTAAAAGTTATATTGAGATCCTTAAAGGATAACTGAGTCGCCATTTACCGACAATATACGAAGTCAGTTATATTTAGCGAGTTTTAACTTACTTTATAAAATGTGTACTTCAAAAACAACTCTTCTCCCTTCTTAATCTCCCGTATCGTCTTCACATAGTAAATATTATCTTCGCACCACTTTATACAATTGGGGTCGTCAGAATGGTTTATAAACCCTCCTAGAGGGGATCTCCATATAATATCATTTATTATAATATGAGACACACCAAGATACATCATAGCATCAATATCTTCTTTAGCGAAGATACCTTGACCCGCTATGGGACTATCCTTTACATGTAATTCTTTTGGTAGTGCTTGATACATTACTTAAAATTTATATTAACCACAATCCTATAAGGAGTTTTTCTGGGATGAGATGATGAATGCCAAACACTTCCGTCCATGATGAAGCATCTTCCTTTCTTTGGTTGTATCTTTTGTATTATCTTACCATCTTTCTCACAGATGTTTGTAGGACCATCACTGTCGTTCGCATAGTATATCAGAGTTTTATGTGGTTCTAGTAGATCAACATGATGTCTGTGCTTGCTCGCACTTGCATTCTTATAGAATAGTCCACATCGCACACGCAATACTTCCTTAATCGTTATGTTTTGCTCCTTACAAGCATTAAACAATATAGGTAAGAAATGTATATGACGTGGACTCATGATAGGTTTTCTCTTATCCGTAGAATATAGTACAGCACTATTAGACCAAGACGCATCTTTTTCATATGCGGTAGGCGACATGTACCACGCAAAATCATCGTGAAATATCTCCATCAGATAATTTTGGTGTTCTTCAGATATTACGTTATCTATTACTTGTATCATTTCGGAGTCTTCGCTCGGAGACCACGCCATTTTTTTCCTCCAAAAGATCGGCAATTCTCTCTAAAGAATCTGCGATCCTCTTAATATCATAATTAGTGCCAAAGATCTGAGTCACTTGCCCTGACCTCTGTATCGTTTCTTAGCGTTATTACGAGAAGTAGCGGAAAGCTTTGTATTTTGTGACTTACCTTGTCTAGTCTTCTTCGGTTGTGCTACTGTATAGTTCGGACTGTTATATAATGCCATGTTGAAAAATCAATTACTCATATTATAGCATAAAACTCAACCACCTGCAAACACGTTTGGAATACCTGCCGTAATTGAACCACCAATGTCAACAAGATCACCCACTCTCGCAATTGGTATTCCATTTACGAAAACAGTTGCAGATCCTGTGTTAACAACTTGACCAGGATGGTCAATACACGGTGGAAGTAAAGGAGGTGTTTGATTAATAGTATGTGGTGATAAAGGATCACCTTTTCTTAATACACCAAGATTACCAACTATTACATTTGGACTACCACCTAATACAGTAGTTACTGCATCACATCCATGACCTGTAGTACATGCTGCACCTGTAACTGCTACTGATCTTGCCATTGTTCTCTGTCAATTAATCTATCAATATCACTATGTAGTCTATCAAGTGTATCAGATATCTTCTCGTGCTTGTCCGCTTTCGGTGGACGATACATCAATTGCATCTTCTGTAAGGAGTCTAACTTCTTCTCCATCATGGTTAATCTCTCTGACAACTCTTGGAGTTTGTCGTTTAATTTCTGCATTATCAATTGGTTGTCTGCTGTCATCATCTTGTCCTGAGAATCTTTTTGCTGCTGCGAATTCAAATTCATCGCAGAACTGATCAAAGTTGTCTA